TCCGATCTTCTCCTTGCCTCTGAGGCCCTTGTCGAGCGCTGCCTTCAGCTGATTGTATCCTGCCTGTGTCAGGTATTCTGCGTCCTCGGGCGAAATCTCGCCGTTCTCGGACCGGCTGAGTCTGAGCTTCAGCGCACCCAGATCATACTCATAAGCTGTCCGTGCGGAATCCTTCGCGCCGTTCAGCTGTTCCTGGATCTCTGCCTGCAGGTTCTGGAAGCTCTCCGGTGTCAGAGCCGAGCCGGAATACTCCAGCATGATGCGGTCCATCTTCGCGTCAAACTGCGCCTGGGAGACCTCGCTGGTCACTCTGGCCAGCTGTGCCTGCAGCTCCTGGATAAGCTTCGCCTCGTCGGTGTCAATGATGCCGTCTTCCATGGCGTCGTTGTAGGCCTGACCAAGCTGCTCACCAAGTGCCTCGACCTGCGCTCCGATGTGGGAATACATGCTGTCGAATCCCGCGATAAGAGCATCACCGGTCTCATCGCCTTCACCGAACAGCGCCGCCACAGAGATATGTGCTGTGAACTGCGCCTGCTGGATGGTGGCCAGGCTCTGCTCAATCATCGTATCAATGTTCGTCTTTAGGCTGTCCGCATCACCTCCGGTCAGCTGGTAGCCCATACCGACCTTCCAAGTGAGCTTCTCAATGGCGTCGGATGCCTTCGAGACGGTGTCTGCGATGTCAGACGTTTTCCCGATCTCCTCCAGCGACCTGGCAAGCCCATCGAGAGTATTGGCGCCCAGAATCTGCTTCGCAGCCGCCTGCAGGTCCTCCAGCGACAGGGTGATATCTCCGAAGCGGGATGCAATATCGCTCCGGACCATAGCCTTGTGGGCTCTCTGGACTGCCGTCGCGATACCTACGATGGCGCCTGCTGCCAGCGCGGCCTGTCCGAAGGGATTGGTGGCCATGAATGCAGCTGCCGAACCCAGCTTCGGGATTACATCGGCAATGGTGCTCATGCCCTTCAGGACCGTGATGGTGGTCACGATGCCGGTCAAAACACCGATGACTGCATTTCCATTCTGCAGTACCCACTTACCTGCTTCGATGCCAGGGCCGGCAAAATCGAGGAACGCCTCGCCGCCTTCCTTCATCTTCCGCTTGATGGTGGGAATCCACTCATCCATGTTTTCAATGACATTTTCCGAGAACTGATAAATCAGCTCTGTTCCCGCCTGCACGCCTGCCCGAAGGGGCTCCTGGAAGTTCTTATAGAACCGGATGCCGGCATCCTCCGCCGCGGAACTCAAGATCTGCATGTCACCGGCAAGGTTGTCCATCTTGGTCGCTGCCATCCGCTCCAGGGCACCGTCAGCGCCTCCAAGAGCATCGGCCAGAGCATCCCATTCGGTCACGCCTTCGGCCACTTCCGTGTTAAGACCGAGCATCAGGTCGTTCAGGGCATCTACGTGCAGTTTTCCGCCGATGGCCGCGAGAGTTGCATTCCGCTCCTCCTCAGTCATCTCAGCGGTGATTTCTGTCAGCTCCTCCAGGACGCCGCGTAACCCTTTAAACTTGCCCTCAGCATCGAATGCGTGCAGACCAATCTTGTTCATCATCTTGCCGGCCGCACCGGTTCCGGTGGTCAGATTGGCCATGATGGCATTCAACGCATTACCGGCCTCGGAGCCCTTGATGCCTCGGTTGGCCATCATGCCGAGTGCAGCTGCCGTCTCCTCAATCGGAACGTGCAGGCCGTGCATGACGCCGCCGACACCAATGAAGGCTTCCATCATCTGCTCTGCAGTCTGGTTTGATTTGTTGTTCGCGGCCGCAGCTATATCCAGATAGCCGGCCAGCTGGTCGACCGTGACGCCTGCCGCACTCATGGAGTCTGTAACCAGATCCGAAGTGCGTGCAAGGTCCAGTCCGCTCGCCTCTGAGAGCCGCAGGATGCCCGGCAGGCCTTTTATGGAATCCTCGACAGACCATCCGGCCAGTGCCATGTATTCGAGAGCGTTGGCAGACTCTGACGCGGTCTTGGAGGTCTTCCGGCCCATCTCCATCGCGGCGGCCTCTGCCTTCCGGTAGTCCTCCTCTGTCGCAGATGCTGTGGCCGCCCAGCTGCTCATCGCGGCCTCGAAGTTACGGCCTACACCGATGGCGGCTGTGCTGGCTGCCGCAGCTGCCGTCCCGGCGGCCACCATTGCTTTGGTGGCCACCTGAACGGTTTTCTTCAGCCCGCCCCAGGCGGCATCAATCCCGGGACCGGCTTCCTTAAGACCTTTTAAGGCTGAATTGCTCTGCGTGTTGGCCTTCACGGCCTCCTTCGAGAGCTCCTTAATCTGCTTCTTGGTCAGAGTGCAGGCCGCACCGAGGCTCTGCTCAACCATGCCCGTAATCTTTAGGGCTAATTCGTATTCAGATTTTCCAGACATGTGCGTCACCCTTTCTGTGCTTTTGCACTCTTTGCCAGTGATGTAATGATGGCCATCAGCTCATCCAGCGGGATGCTGTACAGGAAGTCCATACCCGTATGGGTCCGCATCGCCACAGCGATGATGTAATCCCTGATAGCATCCACATCCGAAGGCCTTAAGCCCTCAGAAAGAAAAAAGTTGCGATTGTCTCCCTGAGCCGGACAGAGTCACGGCCCTTCATGTTATCGAGCCAGTCATACGGCTTCTTGTTCAGCTTCGCTGCCAGGAGCATCGCATACACCCGGCTCACTTCCACGCGGGTGCCGCCGCCGAATCCTCTGCGGGCCGCCTCGCGGTCCACATCGCAGAGGTCACGCGCCGTCATGTCAAACAGGCCGTTGAGGTCAATCTCTGTGACCTCCGCACCGTCCCACATAAACGGCTGTTCCAGTTTCACTCTCATGTCAGCAACTTCTTCAGTATCCAAAGAAGGGGCCGCCTCAGCGACCCCAGTCTCTTTCCTGCTCTCTTCCATCAGGAACCTCCTTATTCACCTTATCAGCAGTATCTCCGAACCTTCTCCATCACATCCACGCCGTTGATCTTGCAGATGTTGTTCAGCTTGTCGAGCTCGAACACGGTCTCGCCGTCAATCTGAATGAGGACATATGTAGCCTCAACGGTCACGGAGGAATTCATCGGGTTCGCCGGCTGTGCGGAGCCGGGATTAATCGCAGTAGTGCGGCCGTAAACGACATACCGGAATCCGGCAAAGTCAGTCACGCCGGTGCTGCGGTCGGTTGCCTGGATGGCACCGCGCACATTGATGCGAACCGGGCTCAGCGGGTTCACCAGCGCGGTCACCGGCTTATACAGCATCCGGAACGGAATCTCCTGCTTGATGCTGTCATAGTGGCCAGCCACCGGAACGTCATAGGTTCCTGCGATGCCGGCGCCGGTGATGCTGGCAACCTGGTTGGAAAGCTCTGCGAGGCTCATGTCGGCAGTGATGCCGATGAGCTCATCGCCGTCGCCGTTATAGACCTTAAAGTCATTCAGGACTTCCGGGATAAACTTGCTACCTAACTCCATAATCATTCACCTCCAAGTGCTGCGGAAAGGATGGTCGGATCAAATTCGATCTTGTTAAGGATGTACTTCGCCGGTGTCCAGAACGCGATCCGCGTATAGAACACGATGTTTCCATCCAGAATCTCGGTGATCGGATTCTCCTCCTCATTGAACTCAATCACGCCGCCCGCGATGGCTCCGGATGCCGTCAGACTGTTGAGATACATGTTCTCGCTGTCTACGAACGCTTCCGTCAGGCGATAGGACGCCGGGTCATCGACCTTGTCGTGATAGGTCAGGATGAAGTGGTTACGATACCAGGACATCATCCGGCGGCAGGCAATCCATCTGTCCTTCGGGTCCGTGCTGGACGGATAAATGGATGTGTTGTTGCCCCAGGACTTCCAGCCCTGATTGTTAATGGCCGTCACGATGCCGTAGCTGTTCACCAGCTCCGCCTGGTTGATGTCCAGGAGAACCTCCGTGCCGTCTGCCAGGATTGCCGCAGAGACACCCAGGAGCTCGTTGGACGGGCTCTTATAGGGAACATCTCCATGGTCGGTGTCACAACGGGACGTCATAGCCGCCCAAATGGCGGAATAGGCCATCTGGTAATCTCCGACCTTCAGCATCGGCCACAGCAGGATGCAGTGCTCGTCGATAACTCCGAGCGTTGCCTTCGCTGCATTCAGGTCGGTGTACTTGGAGCCTGCTGCCGCGCCCATATCGATGACCGCCTCGCAGGTGAACAGGCCGTTGAGCTCTGTGGTCTTTGCACGAAGTGCTGCAGCCACAGTTGCGGTGCTGGACCAGCCGGGTGCCAGAAGCAGACCGGGAACAAGTCCGAGCTTCGGGTAAACCTTGCGAACACACTCGATTCCGGTCTCAGCTCCGGTGGATGCGTCATAGCCGCCTACGATATCCGCAGCGGTTACGCCGTCCGGGTTGAGCTGTGTGCCGGTTGCGCTGATGGCGGTCACGCTCGCCGTTGCAGCGGTATCCAGCAGGGTGATGTCTACGCCGCCGTTGCTGTTGAACGCGGCGATGTAGTCAGTGCCCTTGGTCAGGGTGGCATCGTTTGCAGTCACGGCCAGGGTGGCCAGAAGGATGCCTTCTGCGTCGAGGGTTGCCTTCTTATTGGCAACGGTCACACTGCCGCTGGTGTAAGACTTTGTGTGCCCTGCCTTCGTCGGATCCAGCACGTTCACCAGGATGATCGGTGCGTTCTGGAAGAGAACGAAGTTCGCATAAATGGACTGGCAAAGGGTGTACTTGTCGAAGTCGTAGCTGAATCCGAGCTGCTTCACAGCCTCTTCATAGCTGTATGCAATGATCGGGGTATTCACAGCTGCGCTCGGATTCTCTGCCATATTGACGGGAGCTGTTCCGAAGATGACCTGCAGGCCGGCAGTTCCTTCTACCGGGATGGCCACTCTTGTATCCAGCTCCTGAGTGTCAATTCTGTGCTTGTAAAGAGCCATAGCTTAATCCTCCTTAGATTTTTCCACGTACGCATATATACTGGAGATCGCGGACTCCGGATCATTCAGTGCATTCTGCGCTGCGGAAAGCTCCGACATGGGAACGATGAGTCCCGCCGCTGCCGGAATCTCCTGTTTCAGTTCTTCGAGCACCTGCGGGAGACCGTTCTTGTAGATCGTGCCGCTGGCTGCTCCTTTTAAACTCGGTCCGACATAGACGAACACGCTGTCCTCCCACGCCGGAGCCGAAACTTTCGCCGTTTTTACGGCAGTCTTTCTTTTTGTGCTCATGTGTACTTACTCTCCCTCTGAATGCCCATGTAGGAGAAGCTCATGCCGATGGCGCCGAAGAAATACGGCCAGGTGTCCTCGTCCTGAAGCCCCCACTCAAAGTCCTGCTGACAGATATACTGGTGGGCCAGGACGGGGTCCCGCGCAAAGCGCTGATAGACCTTCTCGATGAGGTTCAGGACATCATCACTGCCGTCATTCTCCGGGCTGTCGTCAAAGATTCCGAAGCAGACCGCCACATTGACTGTGACATCTGCATTCGGGCCGTTGGCCTCGCCTCCGTCAATCTTGACCATGCACCACGGGCACTGGAAGATAGCATCCTCCTGCTCCTCCTCCACATAATCGATGGAGGCCTCTTCAGTGGTTCCCGCCTTCCTCGAAGGAACCGGCAGGGCCTGGCCGAACACCTTCATGGCAGCCCGTTCCTCGGAATTCGGCTGCCGGAATGTCATGCCTTCTGTGAGCGCCTCCACTTCCGCCTGCAGAGCCTTCCTGAGATTCACAGGGACTCTGCTGCGTGTGTCGTAAATCATCCGTTACCTCCCGAGAGCCTTCGCAAGCGCCGTCCACATCTGTGTATTCAGATATGCCGCAATCTGCGGTTGGAGCTCTCCATAAACCTTTTCATTCCGGACCATGGACCGGTCAGACGATCCCATGACCGTCTTTACTTTTCGGCCGCTTCCGGGTCGGAACGCGACCGCCACATGACCACTCTTAAACTGGACTACGAACGCTCCGGGCAGAGTGCCGCCGCCACCCTTTAACTGGGAAGCTCGGACGTTATATTTCTTCTGCCGGTGAACCGTCCGGTATCCGAACGGGAAGTTCCGCACCTCGGTCTTGCCGCTCTTGAGAAACTTCGTCGGCGTGCTCTTCGGTGAATATTTGAACTTCGTAATGTCCGGCTGGTCAGACTTGAAATGAATCGTCGCAGACAAGCTGCCGGTAGTAGCCTTGTCAATTCTCGATCGTGAAAGGATCCCTCTGGGAGCCTCTCCGGAGTAGACCGAGCGTGCCTTCTTCGCCAGCTCCTTCTGAGCCTTTTTGGCGGTCTCATTGACTGCCTTCTTGAATATGGCCTCTTCTGACGCGCCTTCTACCTTCCGCAGTGCCGTGATGACTGCTTCAACCTGCGACTGGTCCAGCTGAATTTTGATCATGATTTCATCGCTCCTACTGTGATGGAGTAGACCCCGCCTTCCTCAACGGCATCCGATACGATGTACTTTCTGCCATCCAGGGTCAGGATGCGGCCCTGTGCCGGCATCGGTCCAAAGTCTGACCGGGACACATAAAAAAGCAGTTCGCGCTTGAATACTCCGTCAATACGGCCAGCCTCGGACTGCTTCTTACTGCGTTCGATTATCTCGACATTATCCATCACTATGTTCATAGCCCTGCCATCAACCACATGCTCTTCCCCGAATTCCTCCGGGTTCAGGAACACGGTAGAGATGTCGTTATAGGCAATCTCTTTGAATCCCATGGAATCACTTCCTTCTGCGCTTCGGCCGGCCCACAAGAGCTTCCCTGTCACCGTCCGAACTCAGTCCGGGCATTCCGGCGACAGCTGTGCGGCTCTTTGCCTTCGGAGCTTTCACAGCCTCCTCGTCTTCTTTCCAGGCTGCGCTCCCAGCTTCCAGCCATGCCTCCACGGTTGCGGTATCATCGGCAGGCAGAGCGTCGCCTGCCCTGTACTGGGTGGACCGATACAGGACAGGACGCAATGCTCTGAGCGTCATCAGGCGTTAATCTTGACGAGGACTACGGTGTCACCGGCCGCAGCTGCCTGTGCTGCGTAACCGGCCTTCGTGTCACCGCTGGTGGCAATCGCGGTGCCGGTCCAGAACACTTCCGCGCCTGCGGTAATTGCTCCAGAGCCCTTCGGCATCTCGAATACACCCTCAACATGGATGCTTCCCATCTCACCGGGTTCGATATCACAGCCGGCAACGCCGATGCGGGCACCGTAGGTGATGACTGCACCGGCCTCAATCTTTGTATTGCCGCTGTTCATGTAATCAAGGCTCTCGCCTCTCTGCCAGTAATTAGCCATGATCTATTCCTCCTTTTCTGAATCAGAGCGCTACGCCCGGATTCTTGTAAATGCCGCGGAAATCTCTGACTGCAATACCCCAGTCAAGCCAGATGTCCCAGACAAAGCCGAGGGTGCCCGGTGCTTCCATTCTGCGAACGGTCGGTGTCTCCTGACCATTGAGGTAATCCACCTGGATGCCTCTTGCGGAGGTCTCGTCTGCGGTCATAAACCACGGGCATGCATTTGCGCCTGCCATCGCGTTGAGCATCGGAGACTGAACGACCTTAAGCGGGTAGTTGTACAGCGGGTTGACGTCGTTGTTGCTGGAACCAACAACCTGCATAGAGCGGAAGATTACGGCCAGGTCGAACTCATAACCAACCGGAACCACGATTGCGGCCGGGGTCATGTACAGCGGATCGCCAAACGGATCGGTCTGCTTCTGCATCTGCAGAATCATAGCCTGGATGGATGCCTGGGACGGTGCCGCGCCGGTGCCAATCAGGTTCTTATGATCAGCGTGGAACAGCGCCTTGCCATCATAGATAGCAGCGTTGTTGAACAGCAGGCTGTAAACCTGCTTGTCGATGGTCTTCTTCGCAGCTGTCGCATACAGACCCGGGACTCTGGTCAGGAATCCGATATCATCGTTGATGAAGGCCTGACGGGTCATACTGAACTGCTTGCCGTAGGTGTCGAGCTTTCTCTGCGGAAGCAGCTCGGACTTCGGCAGATCTGCCTTAATCTCACCGTTCTCCGGAACCTTCACGAAATCACCAACACCACCGATGAGGTACTCATGGTCAGCGGTTGCCTTGAAGTCAGCCAGGCTGCCCTTGGTGGTGAATTCCTGGAAGGTGGTCGGCACCTTGTTATAAATCTCAACAATGGCCTTGCGGATGGTGGAGTCCAGGATGGCCGGGAACGCTGCGGTCGGGTTGTAGAACTGGCGGCACAGCATCTGATAGAGCTCATCGGAGCTCTTGCGGATGAGCTGGCCGGCATCCTCACCGTCTCTGCGCAGGCAGTCGATGGCCAGGTCGCGCAGGCTCATGCCTCGGAACTCACCAGCGCCTTCGTGCGCCTGTGCAACGCTCACACCGGCTCTCATCATGAGACCGTCGCTGGCGGCGTCGCGGAACTTATCTTCCTCAGCTCCGGTCACCTGTACTCCAGTGTTGACGGGCTGACCATTCTGGTACAGCTTCTCAAGGATGGCTGCACGAACCTGGTCTGTGGTGGAGCCGTTGGAGATGAAGCTGGTCGGATCCTCGCCGAACTGTCTGCAGAGAGCGGTAATCTCGGAGCATCTCTGACGCTCAGTGGATGCTGCTCTCTCTCCGTCCGGGTCGGACTCACCCTCGCGGGCATTTCCGTCGTTGTGCTGGGTGTTTGCCGGAACGTCCGGCACCGCTGCATTCGCAGCGTCGATGGACCGCTGAAGTGCATCAAACTCTGCCTTTTCAGCTGTGTTCATCTCTCTGCCTTCATTGCGAGCTGCGGCAAGCAGTTCCTGCTGCCGCTCAATCATTTTCTTGATAGGCATGATCATTCCTCCTTTAATCTTGTAAGGTTGATGTTTATCTGAAGCTGTCTGGCCCGCAGGTCGTCGGGATCCGATGCTGCATCCATAGTCCTGCCGACTCCGACGGTAGGATCTGCGGGCACAGACACGATGGATACTTCATACGGGGTCCACTTGCGAGCGATGCTGCAGGGCCCTGTGAAGCGTCCATCTGCCGACTGCTTTCCAGGCATTACTTCCTCCCATGAATCCACTGCGTACGCGACGGACACGCCCTTCAGCGTTCCGCTCTTAACCTTCTGGTACACAGTTTCGGACGCCTCGTCGCTGTCGAATTCAATCTCTGCGACTCCGCGCCGGTTCTCGATGCGGGCGTTCAGGATTTTCCCGATGACCTTATTCCGGTCATGGTTGAACAGCACCACACCAATCTCATTCAGGCGGCTCAGGTCGACGCATCCTTCCGAATGGTCGAGAATCTCCGGACCAAACCAGCGTGTGTACGGCTCTTCGGAGCTCCAGCTAAGCTCAAATACTCTGCTGTCTTCCTCTCCTTCCTTCCGCATCCGGATGTCCGCGGACATGAATTCTCTGACCGCATTATTCGGCTTCGGCTGGTTCGTCATCGGGGTTAAGTCCCGAGCCAGTGTCATCTTCTGCATTGACTTCCTCACCTCCTGTCTTTCCGTAAAGAATCTGATCTATGTCAAGGCCGATGCTCTCCGCATATGCCTTAACCTCTGCCATGTCATCCAGCTGCGACTTCCAGTCGCGGCCAACCTCCGCCGCAATCTGCTTATAGGTCTTGATGCCGGTCTGCAGGGCCGTCTTTGTGGCGTTCGACTCCTTCTGCGGGTCAATCCACTTCTTCGGTGCACGGTTCCATTCATGCTCGAAGTAGCTGTCCTTATCCGCCCAGAAGCCTGGCATCCGAAGAAGGCCGGCCAGCTCACAGCTGATGATGAAGGTCTCATAAATCTCGTCCAGGACGGCGAGAATCTCCTCTTCCTCCTCCAGGTAGGTCAGCTCATCTTCGATGCTTCCCTGTCTCGCAGAGGAATAGTTGCTCTGGGACATATCCCGGCTGCTGGCTTCGTAGCTTAAGCCCTGGCCGGCAGCAATCATCCTCTGCTGCAGCTTAATGTAGCTTGCAGCATCCTGTGACTGACCCGAAGGATTAACCACCTGGATCTCATCGCCGGCGTTCAGCTCCTTTATCATGCCGGGCACCAGCGTCTTCCCCTCGTAGCTTTCCCGGCTGTCACCGCCGCCGTTCTGCCGGTACGGGATGCCGTTCAGCGTCGGTGTGGTGCGCTTGATGAATACGGCCAGGCAGGCCTCGACGCGTTCCTTCACGGAGACTGCAGTCATGAACTCGTTGCAGTCCCGGATGCGCGTCACGGTCGGGCTCATGTCGCTCATCTCGCGAATCTGCGACGGCCTCGTCTTCGAGTGGTAGAAGATGACGTCCTTCTCGTCGATGTACACGGGCTCAGTCAGCACAAAGCCGTCCAGGCTGTACTGCCGGATCCAGTATCCCAGCGGCCGGTTATAGGAGTTTAGTTCTATGCCTCCTATAACACGCGCTTCCGGGTTCCTGGGCTTCACCACATCGGCGGCCAGCTCGTCAACCTCCAGCATCTGGATCTTAAAAGGCAGCATTCCTCCCTCCGTGTATCTCTTCACGAACAGGATGCCGCCATCCACCTTCTTCCGCTCAACAGCCATGCGCATCAGCTGACTCAGTGACTGCATTCCGGTCACATCACAGTTCCGCGCCCTGCACCATCGCTTCCAAAGTCTTTCAATATCTGCATTTAAGGACTCATTGTCCGTTTTTGCCTGCAATCGGTATCCGGTACCTATCGTGTTTCTTTTATAGGCCCGGACTACGGACTGCATGATGTCACTGTTCCGCTCCAGGTCCCTGGCTCTCGCCCGGACGGTGTCGCGGTAATTCCGGTCTGTCATCTCGCCGGAATCATTGAATACGTTCCAGGCATTGTTGACTCGCCCGAAGCTTCCGGCATCGTAATTCTTCTGGAGCTCCTCCAGAGTCTGCTTTGCCAGCATGCGCTGGATGCCGCGGGCCGGTGACAGCCATGATATTAAGTTATCCAACCAGCTCATAGTTCCTCCTTACCGCGGGTCTCCATCGCCATCAAACATCGCCACATAGGTGTTGTCCAAAAGACTGGAACGGTTCTCTGCGGCCACCTGGGCCATCAGGTCGTTCTTCATCGCATACAGCTGCTTAAGGTCTGCCCGGGTGAGCGACCGCGTGCCGATGCGGTAGCTCTGGCCACCGATGGCGATGTTCATAATCGCCGCATTGACTGCCTCCAGCATCTCCGCCGGCGTCGTCGGCATGTTTGTAGATGTATCCGCCATGTTTCCTCCTTCCTAGATCCAGCCCTCGTTGTTCCGGATCCAGTTTTCTTCCGGGAACATGCCCGGATTCTCGTTCTGCGGTGCTTCCTGCTTCGGCTTCGGATGCTCCTCGTCGGTCCGAAGGTGCAATGTCCGGACATCCAGCATCTCGGCAGCCGCGAACGCATACACCTCCGCGTCGAGGTAATGGTTGTCGGCATGGCTGTGCTTCTGCCGCCATACCTGCACGGTACGGCCTCCGGACTTCTCCGAGACCTTATGCTCTGCAGTCACCTGCTCCGCATAGTCCCGGTCGGTGCCCGCATACACCATCCAGCTCCCGCGTCCGTTCTCCTTCATCATCCTGCCGGCGATCATATCTTTGTACTTCCCGCCGTCGACCAGGACCAGCTGCGTGCCGTAGGCCTTGCTGTTGATACGGTTGATCTTCGAGATCTTGTAGTTGGTCATCATGCCGGAGCTCGCACCTTTCACCGGCAGTGCCCATTCAGAGTTGTCCACACAGTAGTCATATGTGGCGTCGGCATTGTATCCGGAGTCAATCAGGGCCAGAGATACGATGAGCCTGCTGCCGTCGGCCTTCAGGTACTCTGTATTCATGGCCTCCGTGATGCCCTCGAATCCCAATGCCTGGCCATGCGCGATGCACTGCGAAGTGATATACGGCCCCCAGGCCCGGATGGTCCAGTACAGGCTGTTCTCCTGTACATCGACACCGCCGGTCAGGAACACGGCCCAGTCCGGAACGACGAACTCCGGCAGTTCCGTCTGCCTCTCCATCACTACATCTGCATTGGTCTTAAGTCTGGTGTCCTCCCATGGCTCAGCCAGCCATGAATTGACGAAGTTCTGCAGGTCTTCCGGGTTGTCCTTACTGTCCAGGAACTCCTTCACAATCTGCGAAAAGGTCACGAACGGCGAATACAGAGTGTTCATCCAGTAAGCAACCTTCTTTGAGAACTTCGTGTTCTGCCGAACAATCCGCCACTCACCATACCGAAGCATCTGCGGCTTCTGGTTGTCCGTGATGACGCCTCCGCACTCCTGGCATGCATACGATGCCAGCTCCGCCCGGTCAGCGTTGCTCAAATCAGCGCCGGACGGGAACATCAGCTGCTTAAACTTCAGCTCTATCATCTGCCCGCAGTGCGGACACGGCACAAAGAAGTGCTTCTCGATATCCGCCTCCTGCAGAGCTGTCCAGATATGGCCGCTCTTAAGCGTGGGAGTGCTGCACATATAGATTTTTCGGTTGGCAAATGTCTTCGTACGCTCTCTGGCCAGGCTTATCGGGTCGGCCTCCTTCTTCGATGCGCCGGGATACTTGTCAACCTCATCAAAAAAGAGATACCGAATCGGTCTCGATGCCAGCTCCGCCGGGCTGTTGGACCCCGCGAGGGTGATATACATCGAGTCGAACTGTATCTCCTTCTTTTTGGTTTCATTTTTCCGCCACAGGTCCTTCAGACTGCGGCAGGCCTTAATCATAGGCTGCAGACGATTCTCCGAAGTGTATTCCGCCAGTGTGTCCGTCGGATACACAATCATCGTCGGTGCCGGGTCCTGTTGAATGACATAACCAAGCATATTCTGCATGGCTTCCGTACCACCAACCTGTGTCGGCTTGCAGAAGGCTATCTCCTCTGTCTCATAATTCAGGAATTCATCCATGATGTCCCGAAGGTACGGTGTACGGTCATTCCTCCAGCGGCCCGGCAGCGCCGATGTTTTTGAATCCAGTATTCTGTACCGCTCTGCCCATTCCGAAACGGATATATCATCCGGCGGTTTCAGGTACCGCAGCGCCTCCATCTGGTACTGCGCCACCCTGTACTTCGGAATTCGCTTTTTCCTTCTCTTTTTCCCGCTTAACAATGCCTTTCACATCCTTTGGTTCCACCACACCTGCAATCACGAAGCCAGCCAGGAGGTCACTTATCTCGCCGGCCAGTTCCTTCTCCAGGCGCCGCGCCTCGATGGGGTCCACCTGCGACTCCATCATCGTGATGAGCCTGTTCGGGATGCTCGTCGCGAACTTTTTGAAGGTCGTAAAGAACCTGGCATAGTCGAGCATCACTTCCTCTTTGTCGATAAACTGGCCGGAAGCAATCCTCGTCTTCAGCTGGTGGAGTTCACCCTGGGACTCCTTCAGCGCGATGTCGGCCTTCAGCTTCTGCTCCCGCAGCTCCAGTTCGGCCTTATTCAGTTCTCGACCGTAAGCTTTATCCGAAAGATACCGGATGTACCGATTCACCGTTGGCCAGAGGTCATACCTTCGACCCTCGGATGTCTTTTCGGTGGCGATGATGCCTTCCTGCGTCAGCTGCTGCACCCGCCTCACGGTCACCCCGAAAAGAGATGCTATCGCATCGACCTTGTAATAATCACCGGAAGGTAAGTTATCCATGTCAGGCCCCCTTAAGCACAGCAAAAGCACGGTCCAGCCAGGCCCCTATGCGGTCCAGGTACCGTGCCAATCGTAACGAAATTGTCAGATAATTTTTTCTCAAAAACAGGGAAGAATCGGGCTGTCCTCGCCCCGCAGGCCTCCACCCCACCGGGAAGGACCCGCGCACCCCTGCCCCCTGGCCGCCTTGCTCCCGAGGACGACCAAAGGCGTTTACGCAGGGGGAACGCAAACGCCTTTGATCATCAAAGCAGGTGATAAGTGGAGACCTCCGGAAGAGAGTCACTTTGCCTCGGGCCTTTCGGCTCATTGTTATTATAAAACGAATAAAACGAATGAAACGAACTATTTTTCAGGAAGCGGGTGATGCTTAAAATATTCATCCCGTATCCTGATTCTGGGGTAGGCCTCGTTTCCTCCGTAATGAAGCTTATCAGCGATACGCATCCAGCTCATCCCCTTGATGTATCTCATCCGGAACACGGCGCGGGTACGACCCTCGTCTATGCTGTCAATCCATTCTTCGACAGCCTTCAGCTGCTCCTCCTTCCGTTCCAGGATTCGGCGTCGCTGAGAATACAGCTGCGAGTTGAATCCTGTAATTGACCTGGGCTGCGGATATCCCTTGCTGTAGTCCAGCACGGTATCGCTAACAATCCCCGAATCCGAAGAAAGCATTTCAGTCAGCTCTTCCCGCAGTATAGGCACCTCCTCCATAATCTTCCGGTAATTCTTCAGCAGCTTTTTCGTAACCCTTGCCTTCATGTCAACACTTCCTCCCTCGTGACTATTTGCCCCGTTTTCTGTGCAGCACCTTCCGCCATCGCTCTATGGCATCCCGTGACGACACCAGCTCCCCCTTCAATGCACCGGTGACCAGCCTCCATTCCTCCCAGAACTCATCCGGCATCTGGGTGTTTGTCTTGTTCTGCTTCTGTGGTATCCTCATATCCTTCCTTCTCCAATGTGATGAACTTAACCCCATAGAGGTCATACGTCTCGTTACAGTAGGCAATCAGGTCAGCCTTCTCCGGGTCTGCCGTGATTCTTCCAATCTCGCGCGATACTTCCTCGCAGAATCGCACGGTCCGGTTCCGCCTGTCGTAGTGGCCATCCGGCGGAATGGGCTTCCATCCAAAGCGCTCAATCAGGACTCTGGCTGTGGTGGCCAGGAGCAGAGACATGCAGCTCAGCACATTGTCGATGGGGTGATTCTCCATGAACGCCAGCTCACGCCGCTCCCAGTCAAGAGCATTCAGTTCTTCCACTCTTTCATTGGCCTCCGCGACCGCCTCCTTCACGATGCGCTCCCGGAACGTCTCGATCACAAACTTATCATGCGCACGCAGCTGCTCCTCCGTGAATGTCCTGGTGACATTCTTAAGCTTCGCGGCCCGAAGCGCGTCTCCCTTCTTCCCCATGCCATCACCTCCAGCTGTGAATCACGTCAAGAATAAAGTCGATAATCATCAGCACGGCCAGAACCAGCGTCGCCCCAATGACACCTATCAGCAGCAGAATCAGTGTTACGAACAGAATCCAAACCACCATCATTCCGCATCCTTCCCCTCCCTTAAATTACATACTTCTTATGAGCCTGCTCCAGCTCGTCATCCGAGATGTCCAGGTAAATCTGTGTGGTCTCCACGCTCCGGTGGCCCAGCATCTTCGATACGACCAACAGCGGCATGCCAGACCTTAAGGCCAGCGTGGCGCCAGTCCGTCTGAACCTGTGCGGATGCACATTCGGAACTCCGGCGCGCTTCCCAATTGACCGGATGACACTTTCAAGAGAACTAACATCCATGTGCCCGTCCTCAGCAACCAGCACAGGGTCTGTATACCATAATGGCTGCGTGGCTTTAGATCTTGCCTTAGTCATGGCCTGCACATCTCCGGCATACTTGGCACGCGGGAACAGGTACGGGTTATCATCAGAGCGTTCACTCAAGTATGCATGCACCGCCAGAAGTGCCCGTGCATTCAGATACACTTCACGGTCTTTTTCTCCTTTGCCGTGCACCAGAATCCTGTCACCGTCAATCTCGCTCAGCTGTATCTGTGCGACCTCAGACACTCTGCACCATGTCGAAGCGAACACTTCAACCATAGCCTTCTCTCTGGCTGACCTGCAGGCCATCCGAATCTTCTCAAGATCCATCAGCTCATAAGCCTTCTTTTTTCCTTTGTGGTATTTGATAATGTCAACCTTCTGCATGGGATTGGCCAGCAGAATCTCTTCCTTCTGGAGCCATCCATAGAATGCTGACAGATTTCGGCGCTCATTGTTCGCCGTTCCCTTTGACACACGGTCCCGCTGCACCCGGAAAGCCAGATACAGCCGGACATCATCAGGTGTGACTTCGTCATACGGCTTGCCAATCTTCCGGAGAGTTGCGCTGATGGTCTCTTTATAATATTTCAGCGTCCTCGCAGTCAGTCCGGCGGCAATCTTAGCAGCCAGGAACCGCTTGAGAATCTGCTCGTTCTTATTGCCATCGTAGGTAGCCAGCTCCGTTCCGTGACGTTCAACGTGATACGGGCTTAACACAATAGCCAGCCGCATCTTGATGTCGCTCATCGTGGTCATGTCGACCAACGGAGCAACGACATTCACTATGTCTATGACCATCTGCTCTTTGTCTGTCATGGCAATCCCCCCATCATGTAAGCCGGTGTCTCCAGAATGTGGCTGCGTGGTGTCCGTTCCGGGTCGTAAGGATTGCAGAGCGTGTCGCCCTGCACCACCTTCGCCTGGATTCCAAGCAGGCTCAGCTGGAGATAGGTCATATACACTCCCTTCCAGTCAAGGTCCTGTGCAACCACCCGGAGCCGTCGCTGGAAGTTTATTCCATTGTCCCGGAGCACCTTCGCCGTCGCTATGATCATTCCGCCACCGCCGCAGGAAGGCTCGCTGAGCGTTATCGGCTCGGTGCTTTCAGGGTCAATCTTCTGGATGTCCACGCCCACCCGGGCACACAACTCTGACAAATGGAATGGAGTGAAGAACTGTCCGGCAATCTTACTGCCAAGGCCTGCCCTCATGTAAACCTCACCGAGCACATCGGTCATGTCTTCGGTAAGACCGTCAATCAGCAGAGCGAGCATCCTCGCGAACATCTCCAGCTCTTCATGGCTGTACTTCCTGCAGATATCCAGATAGGCCTGCTCCCGTTCCTTCCAGACGCTGTCATGGATGATGTGGCAGGTGTTGCACACAGACAGTGCGGAGGCCTTCACCCAGTCCGAAAAGATTTCATACCCGGAATACCGCCCGGACATCCCTTCAAACATCTGGATCAACTCTTTTACAGAATCGGTCATTCACATCTCCTTCACTACTCGTCACAGTTCTCCATCCTTGCTCCGCAGTTGGGACAGAAGCGCCATTTTTTCTGCGAGTATTCGCCAAGATATAAATCATACGGTGAGCTGTAGCCACACATATTACATGAATATGAGTATTTATTATCCCCATGATAATATACGTTCCATTTTCCCTTCCTTACCGGCTGGACATCGGCAGCAGGAACGTCATCCAACGACTCGCGGACTTCCTTACAGTATTCATCCGGACAGAAGACCCCTCTGTAGCAAGTGCTTTTGCACAATGCCCTTATGGCATCCTCCCGCAGAATATAGTCTGTCAATTTTCCTTTATACATGCTCATCACAGCCCTCCATCCTTGCTCCGCAATGCGGACAGAAGTGCCAATGCGCAGAGCCGTTATTCAGCACAGTTCCGCCGCACTTTGAACAGGTGAGGAATATTGGAGAACCATCTGTCCGCTTCCAGCCGTTCTCCGTTTTGTATCCCGTCCACTGTCCTTCGCCGCGCTCTTTAGGCTCATAACACTCTTTAATTTCTACTATCGCATGAACGCACCGTCTTAAGATGCATATATCCTCACTGTCTGCGACGTGGATGCAGCTGACGCAAGACGCAAAGGTCTTAACCGATTCAGGCAGCTCCGGTCCTGGTAAAGTCGGCATATTCTCCACATCGGCAAGCACCGCCTCCAGTTCGGCTGTTGACACGTCGGCCCGCCTCCCAACATCGATAGCATCATGCAGCTTCTTCTCCAAAGCATCCGCATCAATCGGTCTCATGATCATCCTCCATTCTCGCACCTACAGTGTAACCACCGCCCACGCACCACCGGGACGGCATCCACCGCCTGTTTACCATCTTTCCGCAGGAGCGGACACCAATCAGGTCGGTAATGATGCCACCGCAGTCGGATTGGTTCGTAGGAACGCATCACGCAGTACCGCTCGTTAGTCATCTCGTTCACATCAACGTATGAGCACGTTGTACAGCACTTCTGATTCATTCTTGTTCATCCTTCCGCATATCGGCTCCGCAATGAGGGCAGAAGTCAGACAGCTCATAACGCCCACCATCATACAGTTCATCAGGGTCATCGTTTTGGAAAAACGCCTCCCGCCCACAGCACGAGCAAATCCGTTTATAGACATCGCCATCCTCTGTCACGGCTATCCACTTCCCCTTCTTCCGTTCAGGCTGTGCGACAGTGGGCTGTTCCCTGAGAACCTTTTCAAACAGCCTGTATCTCATCCAACAACCGCTATCCCATCTTTGGTCTTCACTGTCTTTTTCAAAAACTTCGTGATACAATCTGTTCCCGAGCGCATCCGCATCAATCAGTCTCATGGTCATCCTCCTTGTACGGCTCCGGCAGGGGCATCCAGGCGATTGCTCTTACTTTCTGCCCAGTTACACCACCACCCCATCTATTAAACTCGCTGATGTAATAACCAACATCCCATGTCTGAGCTATTCGGTTGTATCCGTTGTACCTAAAGTATTCATACCAGACCAATACATCCTCAAAATCTTTCGGCAACCTCTCCGTCACGGGGATCCACTGCTGCGCGGGTGGCATTCTGTTAAGGACTTCAATAACGCCTTTCAACTCTTTACACATAAGGGATCCCGTTTCTTTTGCCATGACTAGCGTTGCTATCGCCAGCGTTCTGTCGATTGAATCACTCATGCTCTTCCCCCCTCTTGTACGGCTCCGGCAGGGGCATCCAGGCCGTCGCTTCGGTGCATATTTCGTAGCCGCTGTCTAAATATGACCCACCGTCCTCATAGTATTCGTCATAATTCACCCACCGGCGTCCGTCGATCTCGATGGTGGCTAGAATCGCCTGGCCGTCATTCGGCAGCTTGCAATCTAATATGCCATCCATGTCAGGATGCATTTCCTTCTCTTCTTCCGTCATCGGTCTCGACCTGAATGGAATCCACTTCCTGGCTTTTATGAATTCGATGGTTTTCTGTTTTTCCTCCTCGCTCTCGCAGTGAATCGTGATATCGTATGTATCGTCATATTCTCTCGCGACACCATCCTCATCGAAATATATCATCAGGTCCTTTCCCATCACCTCACCGTCCTTCTTACATGCAGGGTAAATTTCAGCGAAGGCCTTTTTATCTTCAATGTCTCTCCAACCTCCAGCTCCCGTATCTTCTGGCAAATGTCATCATTGATAAGTGATGAGCAGATGCCGGCCAGCTTCCTGGCCTTCTCGATGGCTTCGTCTGCTGTCTTTGCCGTGACCGAATCGTCAAACGACATCCCCGGGATAGTCATCCAGCGCCGTATCGTGTAGCTCATCTTCTTCATTCCTCATTTCTGCTCCGCAGGTCGAGCAGTATTTGAACACGCACCGACCTGTCTTTGCCATGAATTTATTGTTAATCCTGTTACCGCAGATGCTGCACTCAAACGCGGTCGGCTCTATGATGCCGCCGAAGTATTCAATTTTATTGATTCCTACCCACGTCCCGATCTTCCTGTCAGGAACATCTACCTCCGGCATCCCCTCAACAACATCCACTGTCAGCTGAACACCTTCTCGGAAGTAGTGGTTAACATCTGCCAGCTCGTCCTTTGCCTTCTGGGCGATGGCAGCCAGTGTGGCGTCCTTATCGATATAGCTCATCTCTTCGGCCTCCACTCCTCACAGGTCGCGGTCGTCTTGACCTTCTTATCCTTAACCTCACAGCGCACTCCCTTATAAGTTGGCTGTGCGTGTTCGCAATTCTTGCAGATTTCTTTCATGACTCTCCCTCCTCCGGTCGTGTTCCGGATGCATCACTTAAGGTCATCCTCCAGCGCATCCCGCCGGTTCCAAAGCTCCACAACATCCTCCAGCCCCTGGCCGTACACCGTCAGCAGGCGAAAGACACACTCCCGGCCGTTCCGAATAGTGTGCTCGATGACCGGACAGCCGTAATACCCATGTTCATAGATTTTTACCTGCTGCCCGCAGAACGGACACGGCTTAATCATGTTCATCATCTACCTTCCTGATGGCCGGCCCGGGCTCCGGACCAATATGCAGAACACTATTCCATCGGCTTATCCCTCTGGCGAAACAGATGGAATCCCAGATGTCTTCCGCAATCAGCATCTCATTAGTCTTTTCTTTGAGATAACCAGTGGGCTCGAACGCGATCCGGAAGAATGTCTTCATCAGCTCCTGCAGATGGTTTCTCCGAAGAATGAACGCGTAGAACGCTTCGGAACGCATTTGCTCGTCCTTCGGGAGTGTCCCTCCTATGCAGGCCATTTCATCACAGAAATCCCACTCCTGGCCCATCCGCAGCCGGAAATATTCTTCGAGGGCATTCTGCACGACTTTCACCTGCGCCTCTGTCAGTTCAATCTGATATTTCATGACCATCGTCCTCCTTCTGCTCAGAATCCTGCGTTTTCTGCTCAAAATCCTGCGTTTTCTGCTCAAAATCCTGCACTTTCTGCTCAGAATCCTGCACTTTTTGTACAATATCCTGTACTTTCTTCTGCTCAAAGCCGATTCCGAACCGCTCATCAATAAATGCTTTCCGGAGTACAAACCAGTCTGCGTCTAATTTTTCCATGAATTCTGAACCATGCTGAGCCTTTAGTATAGCTTCACGCTCTTCGTGATACTTAATCGTATCCAGCGCTCCGAAGATGGCCCGGCTGTATTCCTCCAGTTCTTCATAGAGCGCGTCGCTGCTATCATCCCAAGGCCCATCGTTTACCAGGCTGTCCTGCTCTTTATTGAGATACTCCACCAGGCGATTCAGGTCGTCCTTATAACTCATGCTCATTCTTCAGCCCTCCTGTTCCATGCCTCTATTGCTTTATCTACCCTGCCCCAATATCCGCTGTTTCCCCTGCATTTCTTACACCTAATGGTCACCCGTACTCTGCTTGCAAACCCTGGGTAATAACGGTGAATTTCAGCATCCGCGCCGCAGAACGGGCACGGCTTCAAGGTTCCCATAACATCCCCTTCTCCATCCTCTCCTGCAGCTCACAAAGAATGTTTCCAAGCGCTTCATAGATGGCTATTATAAAATTGATGTCGTTATTGGTTCCCAGGTGCATGATCAGGTGGTGATCCGTCGGATCATCCTCGAACAGGATGCCGTCAGCAACATCCTTCACGAAGCCATCCGAGTAGCAGACCTTAAAGCTCAGATTGTTATTCGGGTCAAGCCGTTCAACCCTCTTGACTTCTTTCAATTTCATACCGTAATATTCACTCATGCCAATTCCTCCTCTTTGTCATTCAGCCAGTCACGCCATTCAAGCATTGCAGCATAAGCACGTTCTCCGACATCTCTCTGGCTGCCATACTCGCTTTTTCTGTATGTTGCAGCTTCATACATCCTATCGAGACACCCGTCCATGACATCGATCAGCGTCCTCACGTTATCCTCAACGACATGGTCGATTGCGCAATCGCCCGCCGGCTCCGTCCGGCCAATCATGGCATCAATCACCTTGATGATTTCATCTGTAGACCACTTTCTCATGCTTTCTCCTCCGAATCCTCTCTCTTTGTCGGCATCTTATAGCTCCGCGATGCAATCTCAGCCCCGCAGGCTGCATACCCGGCGATGTCCACCCAGCTGTCCATGCTCTGATATTCGCTGGATCCAAGTCTAGCCACCTTCAGGAGCATCATCATGATTGCCACATCTTCGGGGCCTATGCTGTCCACATCACCGAACAGGTACTGACTCCAAAATGCCGCAATTTTTTTAAAGTTGTTTTCCGGTCCGCCATACTCCTCATCGCGCTCACCGTTCACGATGGTCTTCGCCTGTTCTAATACATCTGCTCTTTTCATAATTACTCCTTTCCGGTGCTTCCCAGACCGCCGCGATTACTGTTGCCCAGCTCAAGGACGGTCTGGAACTCGACCTCCGGCTGATGCTTCACGATGCGGAACTGACAGATGCGGTCATTCTTATGAATGAATCCTCCCCGTGTCGCATACGCCGGGAAGTGCCACTCGTCACCATCCCCGCAGTAGCTTTCATCAATAACTCCGAGGCTGTTGGACATCAGGATGCCGAAGTGCTTGAAGGTACTGGAGCGCGGCGCCACGATGGCCTCATACCCTTCGGGCAGCTGCATGGCCACCCCGAGCGGTATCATGTAATACATTCCCTTCTCCAGGTGGACATCCTCCGCCGCCCGGAGGTCTATCCAGTCACCCTCCGGGATAGCCTTCAATGGATACATATTCGGCTCCAGATATTTAATCTTAATCGTCAGCATTCCATCCTCCTCAGAACAGCCAATCACCAAAAAGCAGGTCAATAATTGCTCTCACTATCAGAATGATAATAAAAACAAAAGCAAATCCCAGCGCTGTCATGGCTAACACGCCCACTACATTATCAAGCAATGTCATTTCTCATACTCCTCCATAATCCTGATGCACTCCGAAGCATAGCTGACAAATTCAGCCACGCCGCCGGCGGCTATAATCTCTTTCCTGGTTCGGAGCTGCAGCTTCGATGGCTGTCCCAGGAACGGCCGCTTCACCTCGAATCCGAAGTATTTACCCTTCCAGACAACCGCGATGTCCGGGATGCCGCCTCTGCTGTACGGCCCCTGGGCCTGCTTCCAGATGAAAGCACTTTCCCCGAAGTGCTGATGCAGCTTTGCCAGCATGACCCGCTGGAACTCCTTCTCCGGCGGAACGTTCGCCCTGAGCCACTTCAGAATCTCATCAGAGCTGTGCGTTCCAAGCTTCTCAGCGGCCAGATTCCGCACATCCTCATAACTAAGCTTCTCACACTCTCTAACTGTCATCATTGCATAACCCCCTCCGGCCCGAACCGGAACTCAATCACGTGCCCTTCGGAGTCGTACCGGTTCCATGTCTTCGATTCCGGCTCCCAGTACATCCGAAGGAGTGATGAATACGGAACCATTTCACCCGTCTCCGGGCTCCTGGCCTCAGAACACTGCCGCAGGAAGTACGGCCTGTATTCATCCAGGACAACCG